ATGAGTTAGGAAACCTCTTAGACTTTGATCAAGAAATCTCAATTGAGGCTTTAGAACAGCAACTTAACGAAGCGGTGGGAAAGTCAAAAAAATCCCAGTTAGCTGTGAGAAGTTTTTTCGGAGAATAAACGAACTAGAAACACGGGTTGAGAGAATAGAAGTTATCCTAAAAATCCCTCAACCCAAGGAAATCAGTCAACAATTAGAATTATTAATGGGAGGGTTTTAAGTGGGAATCGTTATCGACTTGGTTAATCTATTTGGAGTTTACTGCTCACATAACGTAATGCCCTTTTTAATGGGAGGTTGTTTCTAATGAATACTATTTATTATTTAACAGCATTCTTTATTGGGTTTTTAATATTTAGCAATCAAGTAGTTTTTAGTCGAATCAGGGAACAATCCCAAAACTATCAATATGAAAATCCCAGAACCCGTTAAGGCGATCATGGTTGGAACTGTGATTGGTGGTCTTAGTTCAGTCCTGTTATCCCTAACATTAGAACCGGAAATATCAGAGGTTAGAATGGGTCAATACGGGGGTTTTATCGGATTAATAGCTAGTTCCACAACTACTGCACTCTTGGCTATCACAACCCGCAATAACACCCAATCAAACAAGGAAACAAGCCCCAACAGATCAGACACAAAACCAGACTTTAACCTTGTGTTGGGTGAACTGATCCAAAGGGCAACCGAGAATCACCTGAATTGCCTTCAGCCTGGGAGTCCTGAATACTTTGAAGCCCTTGAACTCTATGGAAAGGTACTTTCGCCCGAAAACACCACTCCAAACACCAACGCCCAGAAAATCAAAACCTCACACCATGCACAGGGAGATTGATATAGATGTTAGACAGTTTACAGCCTAGTGATGACTTACCAGCTTTTAGTGGGGATTCAGAAGCCACTCAGAGGGAACCTAGAAAGCCTAATAAAACACGAAAACGAGTAGCGGTTTTACTAACAGTTATTGCAGTTTGTAGTTTTATTACCTTAGTCGGGAATAAATCAGGAATTATCAAGAAGTTTGCTCCTAACGTTCCCGTAGCTGAAAGTGCCGAAGTTCAGCAAATGACGGTAGAACCAACAGGGGAAACCTCGACCGAAGCTAATGATAATTCTGGAGAATTTCAACCATCCCCTGACTTAGAAATGGCACGAAATGAGCTATTAGATAAGTCATTAAACGAGGTAGGTTTTCAAGTTAACAATTTGAGTGAAGCGGTAGCAGAAACATTCCTGTTGCAAGCTCGTTCTGAGATTGAAAAGAAACCCATTTCTATTGAGTTATTTCTGATTAAGAAAATCAACTTTCTGGCTAACAAACTTGATAAAGCTACGCTAGAGGGAGAATTTAACGGTTCACCTAAAGAACGGAAGCAAGCGGCTGATTTGTTGTTTGAGGTTTGGGGAAATCTTTTGGCACTAAAACGCCATTGGGAAACTACATCGGCAGATCAAATTCAATTAAAGTTTACCTCTGTTAATGTCTCGGTTTTGGCGAGTGATGTCCGTCGGTTCTCTGAGGTTGCCATGACACTTAGAGCTTTAACCTACGAGCAGCAGAAGCGGACTGAGGCCCTTCAAAAGCAATTAGAACTTGAGGCTAAACAATTGGCAGAAAAGGAGGCTAAAGATGGCAAGACCAAATAACTTCACTAAGGATAATTGGGGGGTTGCCGTTGCAGCAAGTTTAGGATTTTCAGCCATTGGTTTATTCAGCGCTGCGACTGTTCAGATTGAGGATTTAAAAGGTATCTCACCCCACCAATCTCAGAAAGGAGAATGGGGTAGCGTTTTGGTAATTGAGCGTAAACCCGTTAATAATTCAATCCTTCTATATTTAGCGGGCGTGGGATGCCTTGGTGCTTTAGCGGGGTTGATACTAGGGGATGAGTCTATGGTCAAACTTGAGGATCTACCCCGCACCGTCCCCGATACCTTGGCTAAATCAGTTAGTTGGACAGTTTGGGGAGTTGGTCAGGCTTTGGATAGTCTAGGGGACTTTGGAGAAAAAGGTTATGCCAAATCATCTCAACTGTTGATCCGCGCTATCCCACCGGAAATCAAGTCTAAGTTTCAATCAATCAAAGATGATTCGGGTTGGGTATCCGAATTTCTATCGTTGCCACATCAAAGGCTAACGGGTGGCACGGGGTCGGGAAAATCTAAACTCCTGGGATTGATAATCAGTCAATGGCTTGAGAATAACCCCGATGGTCAACTGTTTATTGCTGACCCGAACTATGGAAAGCCCGATAATGACGGTTATCTTAATAATTGGTTTGGGTTGGACACCGAATGGATCAAGCAACCCGATGACGAGATTGATAGCCTAATTGATCACGTTCACGCCCAATTAGATAAACGGATTAAGGCTTGTGTTGACGGAGCCAAAAACGGAGCCAAAAAGATATCAGAAATTCAAGTTGACCTGACTCCGATTTGCCTAATCTGCGAAGAATTTGACAGTATCGTGGAACGATACAAGTCAGACAAAACCAATTCCCGGCTCGATAAGCTAATTGAGATCATTAAGCAGGGTAGAGGCTACAAGATTAAGTTAATCCCCGTGGGTCAATCCGCGTCCGTCGGTGAGGGTGGTTTTACTTTGGCAACACTGGAAAATTTAGCTCAATTAATAATCTGCTACCCATCAATCCCTGAATCGCAGTTACGGTATTTAGCAGGGGAGAAAACGGGGTTAATAGAGATAGCTGAAAGGTTGCTCAAGGAAGGGAAAAGACCCGCTATCTGCACAATCAAAGGGCAATCAAGAGTAGTTTCAATTCCTGACCTATCAGGATTTAACGTTACCTTTGCCAGTGCCAAATCAACCGACCCGGATAGTGATTGGTGGGAGCAGGTTAATACTGCCCTGTTTAAATCTTCTCTTGAACTTCGGGCTTTTAAATATTCCCACGGTTTGATTCCATCACCCCTAAAACAAATTTGTAGCGAGTTAGGAATAGAGCCGCGTTCTACTAACAAGCGTTACACGAATTACCTCAAACCCGCATGGGAGTCTCAATTATCTCAGTCCTCTCAGTCCAAAGTCTTAATTAATAAATAGGAGCCTTTACTTATGAAACCCTCAAGAATTGTTTTCGTTTCTGCGCTAACTTTACTTGTCTTTTTTGGAGTCAGAGGGATGACAGTTGAAACCGCTATCAAGACATTATTCGAGAAAAGTGTAGGGACTTTAACCTATTGGTTCGGCGGGTCTATAAATGCCACAAATAATCGTCAACTTCCCCCCGGTCAAGGTGACGATTCCGATTCAACCATTACCCCAATTGAATCACTGGAGGATGTTAAATAATGAGAGTTTTATTCTATTTTGGATCTGTTCTGGGTTGGGTATTTCTGATTTACTTTTGTTGGAATCAGTCAATCCCTTGGTGGTTTAAAAAGGGTGTAGCCGAAACGGTAAAAACCATCCCAGAAATAACTAGGCAGATACCCAAGGAGGACTGGGCAAAACCTAAAGAAGAACCCAAAACCGATGATAAAAAATCTTCCGATTCCACTAAACCCGAAAAGAAAGAGACAGCTAAAAACCTATTTAGTGGCGAGTTTAAATTAGGTGGCTTGCGATCGCGCTACAACCTTGACGTTCCCAAAAACGATAAATCAGAACAAATAGGCAAGCAAGATATGGGGGGAAAATAAGGCAATGTTGAACCGGAAATTGGAGGAGAGGATAAGGGATTGTGAGGAACAGCTTGATGATGTTTGGTTCTGGTGTTTCGTTTCTGTTTTGCTTGTGGGCTTTAGCATTTTTAAGTTTGGATCACCCTCTACCTCAGTTCCTCAATCCCAATCAACAACAACATCAGAAACAATTACGTTAGGTAAAAACGCCCCTAAGTTTATCTATCCCCATTCAACCCCTTACACAATATCTTCTGGGTTTGGTATGAGAGAGCATCCTGTAACGGGAGGGCAAAAAATGCACAACGGGATTGATTTTGCAGCGCCGGGGGGTGCAAACATCTTAGCCGTTGCCGATGGTCAGGTGTCTTTTGCGGGTGACATGGGCGGTTGTGGCAATGCAGTTGAGATCAATCACTCAGGTGGCTACCTGTCCAAATACTGCCACGCCTCGAAAGTTTTAGCTCAAAAGGGTCAGTCGGTCAAAGCAGGTACTCCCATAGCTCTAGTTGGTACTACGGGAACATCAACCGGAAATCACCTGCACTTAGGAATAAAACTCAACGGGAAATATATTGACCCTAAAAAAGTAATCCCAATAATGGAGCCGAAAAAATGATTTTCAATAACTTAATGATGTTAGGGGTAACGGGGTTTACACTTATCAATTTATTACAATCCCCCGCAATTCAATCAGTAACGGGTGCTAATCCATCGGGTAATGTTTCCGGTGATATTTCCAAAGCACAAGCCCCTGAAGAGATTAAGAAAGCTGTTAGTCAAGCTGGTATAAATGACGAGGGTTTTGCATGGGCTATAAGTCACATTTTGAAGGTAGAAGGAGGTTGGTCGGATCACCCTGCCGATGGCGGTGGGAAAACCAAGTATGGTATTATTGAAAGTGTAGCCAAACGGCACGGGTTAAACGTTTCCTCAATAACTTTACCCCAAGCAATAAAGATATATCACACCGACTACTGGATAGCTTCAGGTGCAGATAAAGCCCAGAAACCGCTTAATTTAGCTATTATGAATAGTTATGTTAATAGTGGTAAAAAGTGGGATATCTCAGGGTCAACACCGCAGGAACAGGCGTTAAACTATCTCAAGTCTCAAGATAGTTATTACACCTCAATTTATACCAGTAGACCTTCTCAAACCGTGTTTAAGTCGGGTTGGCATCGTAGAACTAAATACATGACGGATGCCGTTAATGGCGGTAATCCGAGTTGGTAATTTTGAATTGCAAACATTAGCAAATAAGAGGAAAACATGAAAGGATTTGACTACACCATCAAAAACAAACCCACTCGATATAATGGGATTCAATTCCGGTCAAGATTAGAAGCTAAGTGGGCGGCTTTCTTTGATTTACTTAATTGGAAATGGGAATATGAACCTTGCGATTTTGATGGATGGATACCTGACTTTGTGATAGTAGGGAGACAAGAATTGATATTTGTTGAGGTTAAACCCGTTTATCCGTTCCATGATTACGATGCAACTGTTCGGAAGATTAAGGAGAATATAGAAAACTGTAATTGCAAAGGGCTTATTCTTTTAGTTGGGATTTCTTTGCTTGATAACGGGATATCATCACATTATGATCCTGACTCGGAAACAGCAATAGGGATGCTTTACGCTCCTGATGAACAGGAAGACTGTAGCGAGATTGACGGTTACGAATACGAGATACAAAGACGTAAACAATTCCAAAAGAGAGAAGATATAAGTCGAGGGTGGTTTCGGGGTCAATTTGGTTTGTGGGAGGGATCTGGTAAACATTCCGATGCAAACTTTAACAATATTTACGGGATTTATGATTTTGAATATCCCAGGGATTTAATTACTGATTGTTATGATGGGGATATAGATTACTTCGGAAAGTTTTGTAGCGAAGAATTTTTACCTCACAAAGTCCGAGTGCAACAACTCTGGAAGCAGGCGACAAATATAGTTCAGTGGAATAATTATGGGGATTCAAGTATTACCTCAATAGTTCCATCTGACAACACTAACAAGATACCGTCAAGAGCTTAATAACCTCATGCAATATCCAGAAGTAGTCGAATCAGTCTACAGTCAAATCCTGTTAATCCCAGAACCCAATCCCATCCCCAAAAACAAAGACTTTATTTTGATGACACTCTATCACCGGACGACAAACCCTAAAGCCAAATACCCCCGTGAAGGGGCTGTCAAAACCATTCTTGATCTTGGTTTAGAGTTTGCTCCTGTTGAGGATTGGAACATCACACTAGAAGACTATAACGCCGCCAAACTAAACCAACAAACCCGATGGTTAAGCTGGCGAGAAAACTTAGCTCCCGTTGGTTCAGAGTTCAAGAAAACCATAGACAACAATCAAGAATTTTAAATGAAAAAGTCAAAAGTTAAATCAAATTATCCAGAGATTGCCGAGTTAGTTGTTACCACTGCCAGAAAACGCGGCGGGAATCAATTATTAACCGATGTCAATTGGGTGACTAAGACCCTGTTCAAATATCAGAATGGTGTGACTCCTCTGACTGATACAGACTCGGATTGTGTTAGGATTGGAGAGGGACTAAGACCTCGTTACGAGTGGCAAATAACGCGAGATCATATAGCTTTTGCGGATGCCAACAGTGCTAAGAAAGGATGGAAAACTTAGGATGGAAAACTTAGGATGCCTACTCGATGAAGTGGAAAAAATATCAAGAGGGGTAAGCGATCGCCATTATTCTATCTTTAAATTCAGCACTCACTTTAAAGGTGCTTTTGGAACACCCGATAGATTAAGGCTTGAACTGCCACACCTTCCAGCTTTTGACACTTTAGAAAAATTACTAATCTGGATGGTTAGTGAACGGGTAAGTTTTTCGGATATTGAAACCGAGAATATTGAAGGTTTTAAAATTCATAATGGGATCTACCATGCGGAGGGAGATTTTATAGGTGACTAGGGAACAGTTAGAATATATCTGGTTGGTTGATAGTTTGGTATTTTCCGAGACCGGAAAACATCTTGATAGCTTGACTAGAAAGATTCTCGAGGGAATATTAAACGACAATACTTATCCTGAGATTGCCAAAAATCTAAATTATGGATCTGCTTATATTGGCGATAAAATCAGAATAATATTTAAAATTCTAAGCAGAAGACTTGGTGAAAAAATTGATAAATACAACTTCTCTTGGGCAATTGAAAGAATTTTAATATCTGACTATAGCCCATCTGTTATCAACTATTTACAAACAACAACGGATAATGACTAAAACATTTATCGGAATTGACCCCGGAGCGACGGGGGCAGTGTGTAGGATTTCTAATGGTGAGGTTAAATTTCTCGACTGTCCAGTGATTAAGATTAGTGGAAAGATACGCCCCAACCCGACATTAATGGCATCTGGACTGAAGGAAATGATCACCATCAATACTCACCTAATTATTGAGAATGTTCATGCAATGCCCAAGCAAGGGGTATCTTCTACTTTTAACTTTGGGATGGGTTTTGGGATTTGGCTTGGGATTATTGCAACGCTAGGAATCCCGATGGAGTTTGTTACTCCCCAGGCATGGAAAAAGCACTACAGCCTAATAGGAAAAGATAAGAAAGCGTCAAGGGTGATGGCGTTGCAGATGTTTCCAGGTGAAACTAACAATCTTAAACTCGAAAAACATCACGGGAGGGCAGAGGCGTTATTATTGGCAGAATATTTAAGGCGGAGATATTGAGGGTTTGATTTGTACTATAATAGGAGTTAGCGCAGAGGACTAAATCAATAATTATGAAATTATCGGCATACATAGTAGCCCCACCTTATCCCCCTATTCCTGTGGTGGTAATGACAAATAAAACAAGCCACTGTTTGAAAATTAGAAAGGGCGAGATAGGATCTCAGTGTCTTGATGGAGAGTCCATTCACCTAATGGAAAATCGAGTTGCTCTCGAAAATCTTTTAACAGGAAAAACGATTACTTTATAGGTTAAGTTTCAACAAATAAAAAGCACCCTAAATTAATGATTGATAAAGGACAAAGCAAATGAGAGATATTAAAATCTTTAACAAAGATGGTTTTCTGAATTTCGTGGAAGGCAAGTTAGCGTCTACAGGGGATTATAAAAAAGCAGATCGGTGTCAAGGATCTATCTTTGAAGCACTGAAACCAGGCTATTTGATTGAACTCCAAGATGGAGTATTTGTTTTAAATAAAGACCTGGATCTTCGGCGCGAGGTCAGTCGTGGCGATATATAACCAGTGATTAATAGCTAAAACTTTAAACCCCTGTAAATTAATTTACAGGGGTTATTTTTTACCATTTAGAAGTCTGACAAACAGTTCCCCAACCCTCAAAAATTTCCTCAAATCTTTGAGGTTGCAATCCGAAATAAAATAGAGTTTGGGAGAATCGGTTTTGGTTTTGTTTCTTCCCCTCCACTGCCCGTCTTGGGGAATAAAAAGTTAACCGAGTTGACGGTAGACAGAAGCGATCGCACCGATTCAAAGCCTTTTTGTACCAAACCGTACTGTTGTCGGTATTGGTTAACAAGAATGCTTCCGCTTCAGTCTCGTTCAATGTTGCAATCAATTTATCAACAACCTTCTCAATAAATCCCGCGCTGTAGGGAGGGTTTAACCAGAGTGTTTTAGCCCGTCTCCAGTTCTGTTTGAATCCATCATCTTGAATTGTAAATATCTTTTGAGCTTTTACCGTTCGGTTGGCAAGTTCACAGCTAAAAGGGTCTAATTCAGGAAATCCATAAAACTCATGGACTAAATCAATCAAATCAGACGGGGTATAATTTTCGTTTGAATCAAGAATTACGGGTTGTGTTTCAAATAGTGAAAGTTGTTGTATAATCATTATGTTGTTGCTTTGTGTGTTTGCTTTTTAAAAGTATCTGAGATTCTCTACAAACTCAGATACTTTTTCTTTATTATAAGGTATTTGTGTTAAAATAAATATTAACTTAGATGTTAGTAAAATTATGAAATCAGAAAATAAGAAAAAGAAATGTGGTTTCGCCGCCATGAGTCCAGAAAAACGTCGGGAGATTTCTAGCAAAGGCGGTAAAGCATCTCACGATAAAGGAACGCTTCATAAATTCACGCCAGACGAGTGTAGCGATGGCGGGGTTTCCACATCACGAAACAAAGACTACATGACTGAGATAGGTCGTAAAGGTGGCAAGGTATCTCGTGATAAAGGAACACTGTACAAGTTCACTTCTGAAGATTGTAGAAAAGCGTGGAAAAGATCAACATGAACAAATTTAGATAAGAATTGAGGAAATAGAATGACAACAGAAACAGCACCAACGGAAATAGCTACGCCGTCGATTGTAGGGTATTTACTCGACAATCAAGGGAAGACAATTAAGTGCAAAGCAACGATAAACTCAAAGGGATATATAGTTTTTTATCCCGTGGACGAGGAGTGCGATCGCAATGCCAACAACGACTGATTATGTTAATGTTTTCGTGTTATAATAATATTGGTGGAAAGATTCTCTCTTAAAGTTACCTGGCATCCGCTTGGTGGCTTTTTGTTTTATGGGTTTGGGTGTTAGAATATTATTGGAGAGATCAGAGGGAGAAATGCCAACGACGACTGATTATGTTAGTTCGGTTTCGTTACTGCCAACAGTGGAATTTTTGGAGTTGGTAGCTAAGAAACAATGGGACTCAACCGTTAGTTATGGCCTAGGAATATCAACTATTGTCCCGATGTTTCACTCCACAACCAACTCGGAATGGTTATGTCTAAACACTGAAGCCGAGTTTTTGAACTCACCCATAGGGACAGTATCAATTAAAAATCCCTTTGCCTATACCCGACCGGAATCGTCGCCCGTTTACGTTGGCTATAACGATATTTCAATCCCATCTACTAAGGCAAATAAAGCCAAATCACTCTATTTGTTCAGGATAGATGAAGATGGGATAAACGAAGTTATAACTGTTTCAAATTACGATAAGAAGGATCGGAATGTTACCACCGCACCGCCATTGGATTGCTTCTCTAGGGAATGTCTGACGTGGTTTAGTAGCGATGTAGATTGGTTTACTGGGTTTGGCTCCCTGTCGGGTTCTTTATCGGAACTGATAGTAGATAAAAACGGCGTTGTCACGAATAAATCTGAAGATGTTTTGAATAATCTAATCATAGCATCAACAAAACCAGTAAATTATACTGATATCTCTTTTTCAACTGTTACAACCCTTAGCCCATTTGTTGCCATCAAGTTTGCGTCCGAAGTTGAGTATATAAAAACTGAATCAACATCGGATTATAATATATTATTCCTGTATAATAGTGATTCATTGGTGGCTTTTGCGGGAGATGTTGTATCGAAAAATGAATCGTTTTATTCTGAATCTTTAAAAACTAAGGTCTATTTTGATTCTCAGGAGATAATAATAATATGAAAATTAACGGAGCTTATAAATTCTCTACAGAGGCAATAATTAATAAACTTGATTTTGCTTTCCTCTATTCAAAACTTCAAGAAAATGACAGGGAATTTGTTTTTACGGGGGGAACAACATCGTGGAGAAAAATATTGTCACCTGGTAATACGGGCGTAGAATGCTGTCTTGAAATTCCCGAACCCACGGGAGTCTATGCCACAGAGGAAGACGCTCTAAACGACGAGAGAAGACCAGGCACAAATACATCTGATACACCCCAAAGCAAGTTAGTTACTTTATTTTACGATTTACAGGGTGGGAATAGCCCTGTTTCATTTTATCAAATTTTCAAAATAGCGGGGCAGTCTACTTATCCCAATAAAGAAACTCAGGTTTACGATCCTAATTTTTATGGATTTTGGAAAAATTGGCAAGAGAATCCAGATCCGAATTTTTTGCTAGGAGTAGCACCAACTCAAAGCCCACAGCATTGCCCCCTTCTCGATCCCATCCCTTACCCTGCGGGGCTAATAAAAATAGGGTTTAGAACCCCAAAAATTCCAAACTGGAAGAAAGAATATTATAGATTTTCAGCACCAACGGCTTTACTTTTGAGTGAGGAAACGGCATACATTAATTACTACGCAACAGCACCGAATGTCATGAGATACGTCAATTGGGAAGACGAGGAGGATTTTGGTTTTTATACAATGAGTCGAATGCTAACTGTTTTGGATCTTGATATGTGTCGAGTTGTTTCATGTAGTCAAGTATTAAATAATTGGGCTTGGTATCCTCTTATAGATTCTGATATTAACACTGTCAATATTTCAGCGCACCAATCTTTTATCCCTGAAGCAGCAGGGGAAGCATCTGACGAAGCACATAAAAATGGATATTTTGCTGTTATGTGCCAACTTGATAAAAAGGGTGCTATCGAGAGCTACTTAAATCAAATCTTAGCTTACTGGGGCATCCCCGGCTCCCTTCGATTTGTCAGAGGCGTTTCACCATCTGGATGTAATACAGACGCTAATGGGGAAATCTATCCTGATCCTGTTGAGGAGGAGATTCCGGTTTATTCCTTGAGATTCAAAGGTCGGTATTCTTCCATTATTTTAAACTACCAATCAAAAGGAAAAACACAAGAACTAACCCTTCCAATTGAATTTCCAACAAGAGCAACAAAGGTTAAATTTATTCCCGATGCACCCGCAGAACATTATAAACTTAGTTATTGGGATACAGAAACGGGGGATATAAATGGTGAAATTGGCAGTGGAACTGGTGAATACATTCAAAGCAATATCCCTGCAACAGAATGGCGACCGACTGAACAGCCTATAGTTTCAGAGGCTTTTGTTGGGCGTGTCAGTATGGATAAAGAAAATATTTATGCTTCAATATTGTATGGAACAATTAGAGAGTGGGAGACAGGAAAACAGTTACCCGATGAAACGTATGATTATAATTCTGGATCAGTAACTCAAGGATGGATACAGTCACCCGATACCGTGCCTTTTATTGGAGATGAATATAGCAAGGTAAGTCGTTATGGGACGGGTGTAATTACAAGTAATGCCAGACCCAAAAAAGACAGTTGGAAATATTGTAAAACGTTTACAATAGATAAAAAAACATTTTCTATTGTTTCAGAATCTTTAAAAACATACCCAGAACCTTTAACAGAAACAAAACAATTTGTTATCGGCTACGAAATATCAACTCAAGAGAAAACCCCCAGATATCGGTCATTTTATGACAACAGAGGGACTGGCAACGCTAGGTTTAATTTGATTTCAATTTCCAACCTAGGAGCGTCGGACAATGGTTTCTCAGGTAATCCGATTTGCTACCCACAAATAGCGGGGACAATTCCTGGTACTTGGGCTACAAACCCAATACCTGATTTTACAACAGACCTATCATTAAATCGTTATTTCCCAATAGAATCAATCCCTGATTACATTAAGCCTCAATCCTTGTGGAATCAAAAAGATTGGATATTCTGGAATTTATTGGAGCGTCCAAAAAAACCGTTAACAAATACCAGTTATTTTATCTTTGAGCTTGAGACTAAATTTAGCGCACACGGGAGAAGTAGTGTTAGACCCTATAGATATTATATTGATTTAAAACCTGTAGCAGCTCCTCCGGGCACTTATGAAGGCTTTGACCGTACATCAGAGAACTATTTCGCCGAGGTAGTAGAATCAGAGCGGCTAAGAGGTTCACCAATTCTTGATTCAGAAGGAAAAGTGGTAAAATGGGCTAGAATCTCCCCGTATTCGTACCCGTACTTTGAACCAGCACGTTATCTTGTTGGCGAGGGTTCGGATACTTGAAAACAATCAAAAATAGGAGAATAAAATGGAAGCTAGAGGCATTCGATCTTATTATGAAGACCAAAAATATAATATTACTAATTGGCGTTATCAGTGGCTAAAAAGAACGCTTTATCGGTACAATGCTTGCCGAAGGGCTAATGATGAGCTTGGATCATTATATTCACGTTCAGAAGACCTTCCAACTATATTCCCATCTAACCTTGCTTTTTTGTGTTCAAAGGAATCATTTAATTGGTCTGTTGAGCTTTACAATGTAACCGGAGAAGACGAGAATTTGTCCTTGGATATAATTAATAAAATTCCCGCTAGGATTCAAGGTTTAGGCATTCCAAATCCAAAGAATGAAACCTTGAAATTTTCCGAGGAATATATTTTAATGAAACGAAAACCTGCATATGATAACAACAACCCTAATGATGGTGTTAAGTATTGGACACAAGAGGAGGGGATTTTAGATAGAGAAGTTGAGATAGAAGCCACAACCTTGGGACTAGAAGATATGAAAGAGTTTCTTAAACAGTGGGAATTTAGACCGCACGGCAGGCTTTTGGATATGGCGGTTTTTGTTAATTAATTAGGAACATATAGCTGCAAGTTTTCAAAAGTAGGCATCCGTCGCCCAATTTCTACATCTTCAGAACATAACCACCACTGACAAAATGATTTAACTTTAGGTTGGTCTGCAATTCCCTCTAATTTCCCCCAAAAGTAATTACATAGCAACCTATCAACATCATTCTGATACCAGAGACTTGCCTCTATTAGATGAACAGGGCAGTCAAACATCTTGATTACCCGTGGGAGTCTATCAAGAATTACGGGGGCGTTATAGGTCTTAATATGGGTTTGAACCCCAACCTCAACGGGGAAACCTTCACGATTTAATTCGTGACAGATAACCGCTATTTGTTCCCACTTCCTTAAAAGATGGGGCTTAAAATCTCCCAGGATTAATCGGGCTTTGGGATTGGCAATATGCGCGGCTTCACAATACCGCTTTAAGTCATCGAGCTTGTAATCTGGATAGCAAACTCCTAAATCATCGGTAAATTCATTTACCAACACCCATTCGTTAATCTTTGGGCGCTTCAAAACCCTCTGATAAACCCATTCAGTAATAGTCTCGCAGTGTTCCCATCCCTCGCCGGGTTTATGGTGTTTGTGACCATAAAGGAATTGGGATCTATAGATTTTATTGGGGATATCCAGAGCGCAAGGCTCCCTCCCAAGATTCAAATGATACCCAGCGACAATCCCATCAAATTGATCGTAGTCAATGGATTGAGTTGACCCGCAAGTAAATTTAAGCATTACTGGCTCCAGCCCAAACCCACCCACCGGAAAAGGCAACATACATCAGCCCAGTAGAAGTATCAAGCCAGGTCTCTCTCGCACTATTGGGGGTCTTAGAAACACTTGCCGGGGTGTTAGTGTGTACGCGCATTCTGGCATCTGTCTCAACCCACGCCGTGCCGTTGTAGACATAGGTTAGGACTGAATCATAGTTATTGACCGCCCCATTCTCTTGATATATCCAACGGGTTCCAATCGCAGCCGCCCCCGTTGGCGTGGTAGTGGCGACAACCGTAGAATCTCTGGATATAAACCATCTACCGCCCCCTGTGGCAGTGTAGCAACTTTTACTATTTGCTGTTGAAGTCGTGTCGGTTTTAGCTAATGCTAACCAGGTTTTTTCGGCAGAAGCATAGAAGACAATTCCATCTTCTAAATCAGTAACACTTAAAGCCGTGATTGTGGCTATATTCGCCTTTGAACCCATCCAAACCATTATCTTAAATCTCCGCTATAGTTATATTCAACAATACAGGAATAAAGTTAGGGATTGAACCGTTCCAATTTTCTAAAACTTCCGAGTTCCAACCATCGCTAGAATCCCACAATAAATTAATAGGAGCATCAGCAGCAAAAGCCTTAACCTCTGTTAATGCAGGAGCGAGTAACTTGGTTTGAAGTTGGAATGGAAAACCCCGATCTATCTTAGCATTAACCATAAAAGGTTTTAAGCTAAAATAGGCATCCGTTACAGAAAGATTGCTAACTATTCCCCCGATAATCATAGTATCAGTGGCAGCCGTGAATAGAAGTTTTTGCCCTTCAATTCTTTGGTTTAGGTTCGTTGCGATCGCCATATTTTGTTAGCATTTAGAACTGTTTATATTATATAATAAAACAATAGTTTTGTGCTGATTAAATTATGATTAATACTCAAGAACTAGAGAATGCGAGCACCATTGTGGAAAAATGGTTAATCCCTCAATTCCTAGGAAAGAGGGCAGTATTTACCTATCCCTCCAAAGCTCAGAAAGATTTGGGATTGAGTGAAAAAGTATTCTGGTTTGCAATTTTTACTTTAGTTGAGCAACAGAAAATCAGCTTAGGTGAAAACGATTACATGGCAATTTATCCGGCTGCAATCGTATTAAGTGCGTAGAAAAATTATCCCGATCACTACAAATGATCGGGATAATTATTTATTCTGCTAATCCCTTTTTCCTGAGAAGGTAAAGCCGTTGCCTTACCCGTCGCTTTTCTTTAGCTTCCTCGGTGGATTCATATTTAGCCTGTCTTTTCTTTGCCTTCTCGGTGGATTCATATTTAGCCTGTCTTTTTTTTGCCTTCTCGGTGGCTTCGTAGCGTTTGTGCGCTTGCCATTGAGACTCACTCCAATCAGTCATAATTACCCCGTTATATTGTTCTAAAACCCCTAGCTGTGATAACTAGGGGATTGTTTAATTAAAGGACTTGAGATGCGATCGCATACCAATCATCAAAGCTCTTAATCTTATTGAGTTCCCCTTTTGTCATCAGCTTCTTGACCCATGCTTCGTATGTCTGGATAAAAAATACATCCTCTGAACTTTGGGGGTTTTGTGCGGGCGTGGGTGTTGAACTAGGGACTGGTTTTTTGAATGGGACTAGATTGGATTCGGGTTCGGGCGCGGCTATTTCTAATTCAGGTTCGGTAGTTGTCCCTTCCGAGAGCTTTAGAATATCGTCAAGTGTCATCTCAACACCAAAGCCAACGTATCGGGCATAACGATATCCTTGAGGGTCAACTAGAATGTACTCAGATCCATTGGTGACTAACAATGCAATTGTGTAGCGTTCAGCTAACCATTTTTTTAATTCAATTTTATCGTTAATCAGTGCTATTGAATTATCGCCGTGCGGTGACTTATAAAAACTGTCACTCCCACCTTCCCCATTGAGCCATTCGTGGGGCTGTAATAAGTTTTGAAGGAACTCACGATAATCCTTTGACGAAAGTTCAACTATCTTACTTATCTGGGTTAATGTGCGATTATTGTCTTCCTGCCGAATGTATTGCTGAATTGTATTGCACTTGTTTAAAGATGGGTAATTTCCTTGAATATAAATCGGTTCAGCGAGTGAGTTGATTTTAATAGGGGTGATGGTTTCTTGAGTTTCGGTTTCGGGTTCGGTTAACTCATTGAGTTTGACCAATTCTTCATTAGAGATTAAATCACCAGTAACACGGATACCCGTTTCATCAAGAATTGAATGGCGAACAATCTCATAGATGGATTGTTCATAGAGAGGTAAATCAGGGTTGTTGGAACCAAACTCGGTAATATCAAAGGCTGCATAATGATCAAGTCCAGATGCTACACAATTTAAGGTTAAATGAGCTTGGCTAGGGTGAAACTCTTTCCATTTTGCGATCGCCCCGTTAATCAGTGTCGCGCTATGTAGGCGGGTTGTATTTATGAATTTAGATCGGGTGTCTCCAAAATAACCAACTAATTCATTAACCTGTTTTTCTGTGGGGCCATCAGTCCAGGTAATATCGGCTGATGATCCTTGACTGAATCGACTAATCTTAACTGAGAATTTGGTTTTGTAGAAGCTGTTGGCAAGAATTACACGGATTTCTTTAGCGATATCTTTGATGTCCACTGTCTTGAGTCCTTTGCGTGTTGTTAATACAACTATAATCTACTTACTACGATATGTCAAGCGTTTTATAAAATTATTTTTAAATTGGCTGTAACCCTGATTGTTGCTAGGGATTTTAAGCGATCGCGCTACCAAGATAAAATGATATAATAATGCAATATCCCCACGATGTGACAAAACATCTGGGGACTTGAGCAAACCTATATAACAGGCTACTGATGATCAACGATAACACGGAAAAACATCTGTCCTGTCCAAAGTGTGGGCATAGGATGAAAAAGAACGGGGTGCGTCCTGATGGTCGGCAAAAATGGCGCTGTACCCCCTGCGGAGCGTCCCAAACCTCCGATCCTAAGCCCGTGGGAAGACCGAGGATTCATCCCAAAACTGATCCTAAGCCTATAGGGAGACCGTCTATTTTTCCAGGCAGGAAATTGACCGATGCCGAATCTTATTTAAGGCATAAGAAGAAAAAGGCTATGCTGGCTCTCAAGGCAAAATTTGAGGATTAACCAAAAGACTGAACTCCTTACATAGCAAGGGGTTCAGTCAATCTAAAAAATATTTTATTTTAGGGGTTGACAATACAACTTGTCACCGTGTACTATTTAGGAAGTCACAGAAAATACCAAGCAAACAAGATGAAAGACTACAGCAAAGGATTGGAAATCGAAAACGCTTTTGTTTCACTAGAAGATCACAGACAAAAATTGATAGAGAATCACTATCGTTTTATCTCTGGCGGTCAGTATGACTGTCAATGGGGCTACTGGGTGCATGAAGACTTTTATGAATTAGCTAAAAAATGCGCCCGATATGCGTGTCTTGACGAAGACGCTATGGCTAAAGAACTGGGAATAGAAGAACTCCCTGAGGGTGCCGTAGTCGATTCGGCTCTTAATTTGGGGTCTGATTGGCTTTAATTTTCAGGCAACAAACCAAAAGCCGGATCAATTGATCCGGCTTTCTTTGTGGCGAACTTGTCACAGAAAACCACTAACTCATAATAACATGACAGACAACTATAACCACTCAGAAAAGGGCAGAAAAAACCGGACTGAGTACAACAAACGGAACAGGAAGAAGTTAGAGGAGTTGAGGGGCGATAGAAAGGGTCAATGTTTTCACTGTGGACGGATTCAGTGGCTCGTAACAAAAACTCCTGCGACGTGCCGAACTTGCCACAGGAAAGGCAAAAACAATATTTTATTTTAGGGGTTGACATATAGCCGTAAGTCTACTATATTTAGATTATTGAACAACACCCAAAAGCAAAGGACGAAACAATGAACTGCCAACAAATAGACTGCCCAAGATGTGACGCTAAAGGATTTTTGAAAGAATTTTCTCATATTGCCAACGGAAGATGTTTTTTGTGTGCCGGAGCAAAGACAATCTCCTTATCTACTAAATACCCTAAAAAAGCGGGGAAAGCGACGTATCAACAAGGTGTTGACCGTTACAGAGCGCAAAAACAAAACGGTTTGAAAGTAAACGTAATTGCACCATTTGAGCAAATTCAAATCCTGTGGGGATGTAAAGGTGATGGACAAACTATCACAAGTGATTTTGACTTAACAGATGAAAATAAACCTGAAATGAGAGCTTTATGGCGGTGGTTGCAAGAGAACAATTTTAAAACAGAAGTTAAAGCTAATCAAGAAAATGATTTGCCTTACCTCCGAGACGAAAGAGGGCGACCAATCTAACAACCCCACACCCTAGCCAAACACCAAACGGCTAGGGATTTAATAAACCAAAACGCACAAAGGAGGACAGATGAAAATAGAACAATTAAAAACAAAAATCAAGGGGATAATTGACAGCGACCCCGGATGGATTGACGGGGTTTCTACCAAAGAATTAGCCCAAAAACTCAAAGAAGAAAAAGACGTTATTTGCTCAATCCAAACACTAAATAGAGCCATGTTGTCAATAGTCGGGGAAACTGAAGACGGTTATCCCACCAATGACGGAAACCTCGTTATGGGTGAAGGGGATTGTCCCAACAACGGGAAAAGCACGGGAATTAAGAAATATTGGTGGTTTATCACATGACCAAAGAATGGAAACCCTCCCTCTGGGAAGCCCAACAACGGTATAAGGCAACCCAGAAGGGTAAAGACAGGGATCTGAAGTACGAGGGGACGGAGAAGGCAAGGGAACGGCGGAAACGCTACCTTGCCAACTTAACCCCAGAACAAAAGGAAAATCGGCGCGAACAGAAGCGGTTATGTGCCGAAAGACGACGAGACAAGGAAAGACAGAATAGGGAACACGGAACGATATTGTCAACAGACTGTTAGCGAATTATACGGAGCAAAAAATGAACGCAAACTGGATCAAGGTTGGATTTGAGTTTTTTGGAAATGTTGTTGTCGAGGTTATTGAAACCGAGAAAAAAGTGCGGGTAATAACAAAAGATGGTTTTATCCCTGTTAAGCAATTCTGGGGATTTCATGAAATCCAAGACTTGAGAGAGAAAGGATACTGTTAGACCACGCCATAACCCTTAAAAACCCCAGGACTCAACCCCTGGGGTTTTTGCTATTTCAACCTTCTAAACCGCCAAAACATCTACAACAGATTCAAACCACTGCAAATGTTGTCTAGTCGCATCCTTAACGCCCTTCTGCGCTGCAAGTAACAGTTTAGAAAAAGCACTCCCCTCTGGAGTTGGAACCCAAGCCGGATCTTTCCCCGCGGGGTTAGGAGTTTGCAATCCATTCTCGGCTAACAATTGATTAACTCGTCTGCCACTGTGTTTAACACCAGTGCGCTGTTCTAAGATTAATCCGAGTTCGGTGGGCGTGAGAAGTTTTCCCTCGACTTCGACGGTCAGATGTTTTTTGGATTCTTCCATCGCAGGAGCTAGCGCCGGATAAGTTTTAGCGATGTTGTTGGCAATGACCCCTGAGATAAGTGTTGGGTCAACATTGGTGGGTCGGAAAACTGCCATAACCGCATCACTAATCAGTTGAGGTGAAGGCTTGTCTAGTAAATTAATTCCATGAGTGTTTTTCAACTCCTTCTCGCACCGCAGGAAATATTGTCGGGTTTTCTTCCCTTGCTCCGTCCCTGACATCTCTAGGGATTTATCTTGACTATTTTCCATCCCTGAGAAGATTTTCTATTCCCTCTTATAACATGAAAAAGGTTTTGATAATTCAGATTATTTTCTCGACAAAAATCTTTTAGGTTATTTACCGTGATATCAACACCAAGTGGAGATGTTAAGACATAAGTATTTATAGCCCTAAGTGGTAATCCTCTTTTTGCTTCAGCCATTTTTCTTCTAGTTTCAATACTTGCCTCATGTTTTCCTTTATTTGATTCTGAAATTCTTTTCTTTGTTTCTTCTTTAACGGGTTTCATTACTTGATATTTTCTTGCTTCTTTGATTCTAGTGCGGGTTTCTTCCGATACTTTCACCCCTTTTCTACTATGTGCAGAAGGTGAAATATTGAACTCTGGAGTTAATTTATCCAAATAAGACTGTTCTAAATTCAATAAAGATAAATTATCTAAAACAGATAGTACGTCGTGAAATTCAATAATCTCAAATACAAAATCATCGGAGCCATATTTATCCCAGGTTCGTTGCAAAAACTGGCTATGGTGATTACCTTTTTTTAGTTCGCTTAAATGTCGCCTCCATCTTTGGTAAAAATTTTCCGATGTACTCCCTATATATTTTCTTCCCGTACTCTTTTGTGTAATAGAATAAATTCCTGTCTTAGCTAAATCTTCAATTAGATGGGGCGTAACAGAAGATATTTCGATGTTCATTTATTGTTAAAGTGTTGTGTGATTGTTTTAATAGTATAACACATTAAAACAATCAATCCCTAATGCCTTGAAACAATCGACGGTGAGATAGATGGATTCGCTAGGACGACCGCCATCTGGGGTTTTCATCCATTCGGATAAATAGTCTTCCTCTTGTTCAAAGTTGCGGGTTAGCTTCTTTTTGGCAGCCTGTTTACTCGAATATCCCAACCATTGCCAAGCGTCTTCAAAATCAACGGGGTATTCTTTACCAGATCCGAGTAAACTTAAAGCCAGTTCTTTGTTAAAGTTATTCATTGTGATCCTGTTAGTTAGGTTTACAGCCCTTGGGTATTTGACGTACCGCGAAGGGCGATTTCTATTAACTATTGTACCACAATTAATATTAATTAGTCTGGCAATCTCCCGATTAATTTAGGTTCAATTATTCCTATTTTCCAGCTAAGTAATCAGCAGACATAGACTCCAAAACCTGTCCCCATGCAATCGCTTTATCTTTGTGTAAAGTACCCCTTTCATCTTTTACGATGTTGTACACATCTTGTATTCTCTCCATCGCATCAGAAGGGATTTTAACAACTACAGTAATCCATTCCGATGATTCAGTCGTAGGATCATTTTCATCAAATTCGTCACCATCATCACCCTTAGCAAAATTATCCCAATCAATATCAGCTAATTTTATTAACTCATCCAATTCATTAGAACTGTATGGCAACCCTATGATCGTTTCAATCCCTAAATCATTATTTATATCTTCCAATAGTTTAGCAAGTTCGATTTTATCAGCATCACCCCTGGTTTCATTGAGGATAATGGTTAATTTCTTTGCTTCGACATCGGGTAAGTCGTAAATAATATTAACAAAGATTTTTTGCTCTTTGTTGCTCAATGAGATTAAACGATGTTCCCCGTCAATAACTTGATATTTACCCTTTTTTTCTGGATGCGGTCTAACCAGTAATTCTATGATTTGACCGTAGGCATTTAATGATTCTGTGATCGCCTCTTGCTGACGTTCAGATGTTTTGTTGGGGTTCCACGGGTTAGGTTCAATATCAATACTATCAACCAAAACCCCACGCTCAACTTTATAATTAGTCATCCCAGATTATTCCCCTTGATTTCCATAAATTTGTTGCTTCAGTTTCCATCTTTTTATATTTTACTACCTCTGATCGTAAAGTGTGAATTGTTGCTGATAACGCGGCATCTGATTCTTTATATCTGGGTATTTTATCTAAACCCGCAGCAGCACCGCCGCCAAACCTTAAACAAGCAACCCATGATGACGAATCTGAACTATAGCAGGGATATCTTTTCAGTACCCAATCAGTTGTTATACCGAGTAAATGAATCCTTGACATAACACCCGTTTCTTTATATCTTCCCATGATTATGTTGAAACAATAATCTAACCATTTTTGAAGTTTGATTTTATTCCTACTATGGGGAACTAAACCGCCTAAAGCTATATAATCATAGTTATCTAATGCTCTAATTAAATGCTTTTTATCACATCCAAAAGTAATAATAGGAATCGGTTTCATTCCTAACGATTCAAGTATTGATTGATTTTTCCAGCTATCATCTTGATTACCAATAACGTCCAGGTTCATAAAACTTAGAGATTTCATTTTATGCTCCCATCGCTTCTGAAAGTCTAAAGACCATGTAGCATAATCTTTAGGATTAATTATTTTCCCAGTTGTAAAAGCTGTAAATGCTCCTGAGTCAATTATTACTCTAGGTCTTAAGTCAGATACTTTGTCCAAAATGGACAAAGTATCTTTAACTTCTTTCTGGTCTGCAAATGTTGTTAAATGGTTTTCATGTAAAGGCTTCACCACTTTGTCCATGTCAACGTTAACAGAATGACCCGCTAAATGTATATTCATATTCTTGTTTTTCTCAATGGTCTGATTCCAAGAATCAGACCATTGAGATTCGTGGTTTTGGTAGGCATAACTAAACAGATGTTCTGGTTTGTTTTCATCAACTAAAACTTCTTTTATGTTAACGTCACCATTTAGTTTTGCTGTTGTATCAGCTAAATGAATCCTCAATAACTCCTCCCAATATTTTTGAGTGTCAATAAAACCCGCTTGTCCAACGAATGCGTAGGATTGCAAATAGCTTATATATCTCTCCTCAGTAAGAACTTTGCGTTGTCCGCGTTCGGATGAGTGATCAACTAAATACAGATACATTTCTAAACTTCCATATTGGGTCAACTATTCCCGCCTCTTGAAAACCTCTGTCACGAATCAAACAAGCGTGACATTTACCACATCCGCCCTTAACACCCGCATAACAAGTATGGGTTAATTCCATCACTGAATCAAAATCATCACCCAATAAATCCTTAGCTAATAATACCGATTCGGCTTTAGTTAAGCTCATTAACGGAGTATGAATTTTAAAAGCATCGGGCGAACCATAAACACCCTCTCCTAACGCTTTCGACATGACATTGATAAAATCTAGTCTGCAATCAAAATAACCCGCATAATCAGCTTCACAGACACCGATAAAGATATCATTAATACCCATAACGGCGGCGCGATTAGATGCAATAGTTAAAAATAAAATATTCCTGCTATAAACAAAAGTTGGTTCTACCCCGCCAGGTAATTCATCAACATTCTTATAAACTCCCAATTCGTTGTTGCTGACCAGTGGGGAGCTACCTTTTAAAATCCCCTGACCTAGATCGATAATTTCATGGGAAGCTAAGTTTAACTTTTCAGCTATTTTGATCGCGCTCTCAATTTCGGTTAAATGCCGTTGACCATAATTAAAAGTTACTGCGTGAACTTCTTTGAATTTACTTTTTGCGATCGCCAAGCAAGTCGTACTATCTTGACCGCCGCTTAAAATTACCAAACATTTATCAGCCATTGTTTTCATTCCTTGTACTGTTGACGCGATTAATTAATCCATTCCAATACTGATGCTGATATTTTTCGTACTCTTGATAAGCAAAAGAGAATAAATTATTGGTGTACTCCTGTTCTAATAAAACATTTGATGCAAAGTCAACTTGCATCCCCCCTTAATAGGAATAATCAAATGTATTCTCATGTCATCCTTTAATCAGGTTTAAAACTTCTGCCCTGGCTGCGGAATCAGTCATAAAAACACCTCTTAAACAACTGGTGATAGTTTTCACCCCATGCTTTTTAACTCCCCTACAACTCATACAATTATGTTCCGCTTCTAAAATTACTACAACACCTTTACAACTCAACTTATCAAAAATCAAATCGCCCATCTGTTCAGTTAATCTTTCTTGAATTTGGGGTTGTGTTGCCAACACCTCTAAAACCCTTGGGAGTTTTGATAACCCTACAACTTTTTGATTAGGAATATAGCCAATATGAGCAACACCGTAAAAGGGTAATAGGTGATGTTCACATAATGAAGTGAAAGGAATACCCTTTTCAATCACTACCTGGTCATATCCACAATCAAAAACTTTACTCAAAGACTCGGAAGGATCAACGCCTATACCTTGAGACATCTCTACCCAGTATTTAACAACCCTAGAAGGTGTCTCTTTCATTCCTTCTGGTAGTTCACCCCATAATGTCACCATTGCGGATTCTACTAGAGAAATCACTGAGTTCAGAGTAGAAGCATTGACTTGTGCAAGTTTCATCGATTCTGATTGCTGTAAGTCCTGGGAGCTTGAGCTTGATTCGATCATAAATCCATCTCGCTATTTCTTCACTGGTAGGGTTTTCTAGTTTTGTCGTATCATTTAAAAAATGGTGGTCTAAATAATTATCGACCAAAAGATTGATAACTTTTTTAATTTCGCCATAATCCATCACCATCCCCGCTTCACTACCTGATTGTTTTAGGTTATCACCTGAAACATAAACATATCCAACCCAACTATGTCCATGAAGTCTTGAGCATTTGCCTTGATGTTTAGTTAGTTGGTGTGCCGCTTCAAAGGTGAATTTCTTAACCAGTGTCCACATTATTGAACCCCTATTAATTTGTGAGTTTGCAAAGAAAGTCTATACTTATATTCTATCACTAATTCAATTGTTAAAGGAAGGGTTTTATTTATGCCATTCCATTCCGGCTGTAAGTAGATAGGAATATTTAACGCATCTAACTTTTTCTTGTAAAAATCAATCTCCTGCCCTGTGGAGATAATTAATTTTATTTCGTTAGCGAGTCCCCATAGCTCGTCTAAAACGGGGTAACGATCATTTAGATGTTCTTTTGGGGAAAGGGTTATCCAGGTGTCTTTAACGGGTTGAAAAAAACTCCCTGATGTCTCAATCGCAACAAATTTATCAGCATCATTAAGAGCATCAACCAATTCGGGCAACTCTTTATGGATAAAAGGTTCCCCGCCTGATATCACAATATGCTCAGATTTTAACTCCCTGAGTAAATTGTCGAGAGTTTTAAAAGTTTTTGATGGAGGCTTAACTGTTTCTTGTGAACTATACCCAGTATCACAAAACCAACACCCCACCGGACACCCGTGTAATCGGATGAAATCGCACGGAGTCCCAGACCAAAACCCTTCACCTTGAATCGTTTGTTGAAATGTTTCGTGAATAGATAGCGTCAACTTGCTGATACCTGTCTCAGTAATTTTAGGCTTACTCATATTTTAAGTTGTAGAAGGGTTTATGATTATGTTAACCTCAATATGCAACAAAATCGTAGTATTCATATGTTTTTATCTATTCTTTGTGCAAACCTCCTAATGGATAAAAAACAATACCATTCCTGTATCCACCTTTCTTTGTGGGTAAAATAGGTGTAACTCCGTGTAAGTTTGCCCATGCCGGATAACAGATCATTGATCCGTCAACACTATCAAAAACCAAATCATAGTCTGGCACATGAAGATTTCCACCACTGGCATTTTCTTTTTTTGAGTAAATAACATTTACAGTGTTCTTGAGATTTCTATTGTCCTGATGATAATTAGCAGCTATATTATAATTGCTAA